GCACTACACGCATTCCCAACTTCACCATTGTGTCGTGGATTGACAAGCCTGCTGGCATGGGTCAGAGCGACGAGGACTACATTGCACAGGCAGTGGCTCCAATGCCTGCGCCAGCTCCTGTACCGATGCCTGCACCAAAGCCAGTGCCAGCCAAGACGCCGATGGCTGCCGCCATTGAAGATGACGAAATGTTTTAACTGGTAGTGTGTACGCGCCGAGGTGTAACAGCCTCGGCTTTTTTTTCCTCTAAAAAATACAAAATGAAATATCTCTCTCTATGCAGTGGTATTGAGGCGGCAACAGTAGCGTGGCATCCCCTTGGATGGGAAGCAGTAGCGTATTCTGAGATCGAAAGATTTCCATCAGAGGTGCTGGCACATCACTACCCACACACGCCAAACCTTGGCGACATGACTAAATTTAAGGAATGGACAAATGTCTCAGATGTCGATCTTCTCGTTGGAGGAACACCCTGCCAATCATTCTCAGTCGCAGGACTCAGAAAAGGATTGGATGATCCGCGTGGCAACCTCATGCTTACCTATCTTGCCATTGCTGACAAATTTAAACCCCAGTGGCTTGTATGGGAAAACGTCCCTGGTGTCTTGTCATCTAACGGAGGAAAAGATTTTGGAGTCTTCCTCGGGGCGCTGGGGGAACTCGGGTATGGGTTCGCATACCGCGTTCTTGACGCTCAGTATTTCGGAGTGGCCCAAAGACGCAAGCGTGTGTTCGTTGTCGGATACCTTGGAGACTGGCGAGCTGCCGCAGCGGTTCTTTTTGAGCGCCACAGCCTGCAAGGGCATCCTGCGCCGAGCAGAGAAAAGAGGCAAGCAGTTGCCGCCAGCGTTGGAGCAGGCGCTTCAGTCGGTAGCTTGTGCGCCAGAACAGGACAAAGCATAAGTGTGCAGGATGCGGCACAAGGTCACTTGATGCCAATTAAACATTGGCCCGCCGACATAAGCAGCACACTAGATACAACCTTTGGCACAAAGCAAGGTCTAGAGAATCAGCACATCAATGCTGGTTGCCCGATGTTTGTTCCAGCCTACGGCATACCTGGCAATTGGATTGGCCGTAAACCTGAGAACGGCGGCAACGCCACAGAGCCAATGTATGACGTTGCACCATGCCTTACTAAAGCAGATCAGCATGGTGTGGCAGCGCCAATTGCATTTAGCAGATGTGATGATGGAATGGACTCGCAAATCAATGTAGCTCCAACTATGCGTATTGCTGGTAATGCCCAAGGTAACTTGGCGGTGGCAGTAGGCACAGACCTGTACAACGGCAACATCACAGGCGATGTGGCGGCCACTATGGGAACACCTGGCAGCAGTATTAATGCTAGTGGTCCGACAGTAATGCAATCCATGGCCGTCAGAAGATTGACCCCTGTTGAATGCGAGAGATTGCAGGGCTTTAGCGACAACTACACCGACATCAAAAGCAAAAACAAACCTACGCCTGATGGTCCGCGCTACAAAGCATTGGGCAACAGCATGGCAGTGCCTGTAATGGCGTGGATAGGGCAGCGCATAGAACAAGTAGAGGCAATATGCAAGCAGAACAAATAGCCAAGAGCTTGGGCAACGCGAAAAGAGCCAACGGCCAATGGGTAGCGTCATGCCCAGTACCGAGTCACGGCAAAGGCAACGGCGACAAGAATCCATCACTCTCAGTACACATTGATGACGAGGGCAAGCTTCTCTTCCATTGTCATGGTGGCTGCACTCAGGAATCGGTATTCCAAACCATCAGGGATATGCAGCTACTTCCAGAGCTTGAAGAGCGCCCAGATCCACTCGCCAACATCAAGCCACTACCAAAGATCGAGTTTCAGCAGGAATGGCAGTATCAGGACGAGGACCGCGTCACAGTCTTTGTCAAGCACAGACTGCGCGTGGGCGAGACAGGCAAAACCTATCGTCTATACAAAGTAGATACAGACGGCAAGCGATACCCAACATTGGGTGACGCAAGGATCGTCCCATACAAGTTGCCAGAGCTGCTGGACGCAAAGACAGCGGGAAGAATAATTTATCTCGCAGAGGGAGAAAAGGCCGTGGACGCGCTGATGAGCTTGGGCGTGGTAGCGACTACCGCGCACAGTGGCGCCGGCCATTGGCCCGAGGCGATAAGCGAATATTTCGCTGGCGCCAATGTGGTGATCCTGCCCGACAACGATCTGAGTGGCTGGAGCTACGCTCGCAAGGCAGCAGAGGCAATCCTGCCCATCGCCAAGGCGCTCAAGGTAGTTGACCTCGGACTCCAAGAGCAAGGCGATGACGCGTATGAGTTTATTGAGGCAGGCGGCGGCAGGGCAGAGCTGGCGGCGTTGGTCAAGGCGGCGCCAAAGATCACCAGCGTGGATGATGTAACGATTCCCGAAAGACTGCAGGCAATTACAGCATCAAGTACAAAAACAGACGAAATCTATACACATCAGGATTCTCATGTACAGAAACAGGCAGATATTGCACATGAGTTTGCGCCTGACCCACCAAAAGAAGCAGACAAGCCAAAGCCAACCAAGACCATCAAGATTGAATCTTGGGACACCATACAGGATGAGCCAGTCGAGTGGCTGATTGAGGGTGTCATCCCCAAAGGATCATTCACGGCGCTGTATGGACCGCCTGGGAGCTTCAAGAGCTTCCACGCTCTTCATATTGCTCAATGTATCGCTACTGGAATGCCATGGATGGGCAGGCCAGTCAAGCAGACAGGCGCTGTGCTTTACCTCGCTGGCGAGGGTTTTGGCGGTATCGGCGCAAGGATCAAAGCCTGCAAGATGCACCATCAGACCGAAGATGGAGCGCCGATATACATAGTCAGGCATCAACTAAACCTCAGATCGAGCGCCGAGGACTTCAACGCGCTCATGATGGCCGTGGTCACGCTGGTGGAGCAGACAGGCATGGAGTTCAGCCTCGCCATCGTGGACACGCTCGCCAGAGCCTTTGGCGGCGGCAACGAGAACAGCTCGGAAGACATGGGTGCATTCATCACGGCCATGGGTAAGGTGCAGGAATTCCTCAATTGCGCCTTGATGGTGCTGCACCACAGCGGCAAAGACGCCGCCAAAGGACTGCGCGGTCATTCCTCATTGCTTGGCGCGGTGGATACAGAGCTGGAGCTGCTGCGCTTTGACGAGCAAATGAAAGGCGTACTCACCATCAGCAAGCAAAAGGATGGAGCCGACAACGAGCGATTTGGCTTTGAGATGGTGGAGGTAGAGATCCGACCAGCAGGACTTAGATTGAGCGAGCCAGTGGTCAGCTTGGCGGTGCAAGCCAGCGATTCAGCCGTCAACGAGATACCCAAAAAGGCAGGCAAGAGCAACGCGGGAAGTGGCAAGAATCAGCGACTGGCGATGCAATGCTTGGAGCGAATGGTCAAAGAGCATGGAGCGCCAAAGTACATCGATGGTTTACAACGCCATGCCATCAAGTTGGAGCTGTGGAGGCAGGAATTGTGGTCCAAGATGGGGTGTACTGATGAGGAAAAAAGCTCATTCAAGATGGCATGGAAGCGCGCCAAGGAGGACTTGCAGAAGTCAGGCGAGGGAGATATCAGGGACGATTATGTGTGGTTGCAGCACAAACCGATGGGATTTGAGGCTGTATGAATAAACAGGTAACAAGTAACAAACAAGGAACAAATGTAACTTGTTTGTTCCGTACAGGTAACAAGTCACAAACCGAGAGTCTAGGACTCGGAGGTTTGTTACCACTGTATGTGACCAAGTTGCACCAAAACAGGGAAAAATGAAATGGCAACAAAGAGAACAGCAAACAAGCATCCAGTGGTGGAGCAACCAAGTCCAAAAGCAGATCCTTGGACGATTCACATTCAATCGAAACTGGTGGAGTTGGAGTCAGTCAAGGCTGCCAGTGACAGAAAATGGGGAGAAAATCGACTGACTACTTTAGTAAGCAGTGAGCTTAGAGAGAAATTTTGGATTCAGAACAGCAGATTGCATCAGGCGATGGAGTCCAAAGATTGGGCGAAGTTCGATTCCAGCGCGGCGGGGATGATCAGGGCATATGGCGTACTGGATCAGTGGGCAACCGAAGAGGGACTGGAGCCAGCGTCAGCCATTCCTCGGATTGAGTGGGAGATGCAAAATGGTCAGACCATGGTGATCGTCAGAACAGTCAATGAGGCAGTTGCGATACAGACTCAGCGTCAGGACTTGGCAAATCATCACATCTGGTCAATGCAGGAATTAGAAGCATTGCTGGCTGATCCTCGGATGCAGGAAGTCATCAAAATCAAGGCGCTTGTGCCAAGTGCACAGCTCACCAGCTTCAAGCCAACTTCAGAGTTCAAGCCTGGCGGTGCAACAGGCTTTGATGACTTTGAAAACGATCTGACATTCAGCGACAATGACAAGATGGAATACAAATTCAATTCCGAACAGGCAGAAAGGTTCAAGAATGGCTCAATTTAAGCTCATAGCGGCATTTATCCGCGAAAAGGTACTGGACATCGTCCAGCGCGTTAAAAACGCTTTTGGGAGGGTCTGAGCGTGCCAGGTAACCCAAAGCGCAGGAAAGATGTTGCTTTCCTCAATGAGATGCCAGAAGAGATGATCTTCAGCATGGTTGAGGCAGGCAAAAGCATTGCCGACATATGCGTGAGCCTAGGCATCAGCAAGCGTGCGCTAGACGATTGGATTGAGGAAAACGATCATGGTGCTA